AGACCTGGGAGAGAAGGCCGTGGATGAGAAGGGCAACACCGCCTTCGTGATGATGATGGCGAACTCGCTGCGGATTCACTCCATGAGTTCCAACCCGGACGCGCAGGCGGGAAAGCGCGGCGACCGCGTGCTCGATGAGTTTGCCCTGCACCCGGACCCGCGGAAGCTCTACGCCATCGCCTATCCGGGCATCACCTGGGGCGGGTCGCTGGAAATCTTCAGCACCCACCGGGGCAGCGGCAACTATTTCAACCAGCTCATCCGCGAGATCCGCGAGAAGGGCAACCCGAAGGGATGGAGCCTGCACCGGGTGACGTTGCAAGACGCACTTGACCAGGGCTTCCTCTATAAACTCCAGGGCAAGCTGCCAGCGGATGACGAGCGCCAGGGGATGGACGAGTCGGAGTATTTCGACTTCATCCGCCGCGGGGCACCCGACGAGGAGAGTTTCCAACAGGAATACATGTGCGTGGCGTCCGACGACGCGAGCGCGTTCATCGAGTGGAGCCTCATCGACGGCGGCACCTATCCGGCGGGGGAGAATTGGGAATGGCCGGCACCGGCGAAGGTGCTGGGCGCGGAGCTTTACGCGGGCCTCGACATCGGTCGCCACCATGACCTCACCAGCTTCACCCTGGTGGAGAAGGTGGGCGGCATGCACCTGGTGCGGAAACGGATCGACCTCAAGGGGCTGAAGTTTTCGGAGCAGGAGGCGATTCTCTATCCGTGGTTTGAGATTTGCCGCCGGGTGTGCATCGACGCCACCGGGCTCGGCATGCAGTTCGCGGAGCGGAGCGCCGAGCGCTTTGGGAAATACAAGTGTGAGGGCATCACCTTCACGGGGCCGATGAAGGAGGAGCTGGCCTATCCGGTGCGCTCGGCCTTCGAGGACCGCCTGATCCGCATCCCCTTTTCCGACGACAAACTCAAGGCCGACATCCGGGCCATCCGCAAGGAGACCACGGCGGCGGGCAACGTCCGCTTCGCGGCGGACCGCGGGATGAACGGCCACGCGGATAGATTCTGGGGGCTCGCCCTGGCACTGCACGCGGCGAAGCAAACTCCACGCGAAATTTCCTGCATCCTCTGCTAACATGATCTCCCCGACCTATCACCGCATGCACACCGTTTCCCGGAAACGCGCCTACGAGGCGATTCTAGGGGGGGGTGGTGCGAAAACCGCATGGTTACGTGGAAACGGCGCTGTCGCCATTTTGCAACAAGGTTCCGGCGAAATGCAACGGGGTCCTGTTCCGGCGGCGTTCCCGCAAACGGCGATTTCCAACGAAAGGGGGCAAGCGTGAGCTTTTTCCGCAAACTCTTCCCGCGCTTCGGCACCACCAAAACGGTGGGCTGGCAGACCCTGATGGGCGGCGACGCGGCGGCGACAGCAGGCAACCTGTCGCGCCCCTACCAGAAAAGCGCGTGGGTGCGCAGCGCCATCCAGTTCGTGGCGGCACCTATCAGCCTGCGGCCGTTGCTGGTCACGGCGGACCGCCGCGGCGGGGACGTGGTGATCGAGGATGCGGCGCTGACGGCGTTTCTGGAACGCCCGGCGCGGACCGCGAGCGGTACGATGAACCGGCAGGATTTCTTGGAGTCCACCGTGGGCATGCTCAAACTCAAGGGGCAGTGTTTCTGGCTGATGGACGAGAGCTGGGAGAGCGCGCGCGGCGTGAAGTCCCCGCTGATCCTCGCCAAGCCGGACTCGATGCACGCCGTGATCGACGGCGGGCAACTCATCGGCTGGACGTATAACAGCGGCGGCCGCAAGGCGGCGATGATCCCGGAAGCGGTGATCCACCTCAAATTCTGGAATCCCTATGACGACGTGCTAGGGCTCTCCGAGTGGGAGGGCGCGATGGTGGCGGCCGAGGCGGATTATTCAGCCGGGGTGTTTGCCCGCAACCTCGCCCGCAACAATGGCGACCGGGGGCCGTATGTGATCGGCAAGGGCGGAGTGTTTACGGATGACCAGGTGAAACAAGTTTCCGCGCAACTGCGGGCCAAGCGGGAGATGGGCCAGCGCGGGGATTTCCGGGCGGCCTTCCTGCCGGCGGACGTGGAGATCCGCGAGCCGTCGATCAACGCGGTGGACTCGGCGTATGTCTCGCAGCGGTTGGAGAACCGGAAGGAGATTTACGCGGCCTTCGGGGTGCCGCCGAGTTTCGCGGACCCACAGGCTTCGTATTCTATCGGATCGGCTTCGGATCGGTTCCGGTTGATCGAAGATACGTGTATGCCGCTGGCGGCGAAGATCGCGGATGCGTTGGAAATCGTGGTGACGCGGTTCCTTGGGAAGCGGCAGACGGTTTTCGTGGAGTTCGACTGGGATTCCCACTCGACCATGCAACAGGTGCGGGCGGAGCGGTTCACGACGGCGACGAGCGCGGTGGACCGGGGGATGCCGTGGCAAGCGGCGAGCGAATACTTCCGGCTCAAGCTGCCGCGGTTCGCGGGGGATTCTATCGGCCGGGTGCCGTTTAATCTGACGGAGATTGGGGGAGTGCCGAGTGATCAGTCAGCAGTGATCAGTGAAGAGGGAGATCCGCTGGCGGAGTTGGAGCAGCTTTTCTTGGCTCGGACAGCACCGGCGCAGGCTGGCTGCGGGTGCGGTGCAAAGGCGGTGCAGGGCACCGGCGAAGTATCGGCGGAATGGCAGCGGATTCACAAAGCGCGGGAGCCTTGGGAGAAGAAATTCCAAGCGAAGGTCTCGCGGTTTTTGATGGATGCCAGGGCGGAGACGCTGCGGAACATCGCGGCCCAGGGCGAGGGCAAGGCGGTGGCGAGAAACTTCGACGCGCTGGCGCTCATTTTTGACCTGGGTAGTTTTTTGAGTTCGTGGATCTCCGGGCTAACGGGCGTGAGCCGGGCGGCGCTGGAGCAGGCGGGCTTCGAGGTCTGGAATGACGAGCTGGGCCGCACCGACCCGCTGACCATGCCGGCCCCGGAAGTGCTGCAAGCCATCGCCGCCAGGGAAAACAAGATCAAGGACGCGGGGCAGGATGTTTTCGATAGCATCCTCGCGGAGCTGCGGGACGGCACGGTCAAGGGCGACACCATGGACGAGCTGGCGGAACGGACGCGGCGGGCGTTTGCCGGAATCGACAAGGCACGGGGGCTGATGATCGCCAAGACGGAGACGACGGTGGCCTATGAGACGGCGCGCGCCATCGCATTCCGCCAGGCGGGGGTGAAGTGGAAGAAGTGGCTGAGCTCCGGACTCGGCAACGAGCGGCTGAGCCACCTCAACGCCAACCAGCAGATTGTTTCCACTTCCGCGAAATTCACGGTGGGCGGGTATCTGATGGACTTCCCAGGGGACCCGACGGCACCGGCGAAAGAAGTGATCAACTGCAACTGCGTGACGGTGGCGGCGGAAGGCCCGGACATCGCGGGCAACGACGACGAGAATATTCCTTATTAAGATCATGAGCCAAAACCACGCCAGCACCTGTTATTTCAACCTTCCCGGCGGACGCCGCGTGGAGGTGGGGATGACTCTTTTCGAGGACCCGCTTTTCCCGACGCCTAACGAGCCGGATGTGGAGCGCGCGCCCGCGCTGCATGAGTGGGCGGAAATCTGCGAGAAGCTCGCGGCGATGGCGGTGACGTTTGGGAAAGTGCCGAGTGAGCAGTGATCAGTGATCAGAAAAGACTAACAACATGACAAACGATACGACACGCCGCGCGATGAACGTGGAAGCCAAGATCCTCTCGGAAGCCGAGGGGCTGGTGGAATACGTGGCCTCCAACGAGGCACTGGATTCCTACAACGAAGTGGTGGCCGTGAAGGGGTGGCGCTTCAACCGCTTCGCCAAGAACGCGCCGTTCGTGGACTCCCACGACTACTACTGCATCGACAAGCTGCTAGGCCAGGTGACCTCGGCGCGGATCGAGGGCCGGGACCTCATCGAGCGGGTGCAATGGGCGAAGGACGTGGAGGAAAACAAGCTGGCCCGGCTGGGCTGGAAGATGACCCTGGGCGGATTCCTCAAGGCCGTCTCGGTGGGATTCATGCCGGTGCGGATGGTCCGCAACGGAGCCGAGGGCTGGACGCAGGCGCTGGCCGAGATCGGACGCAAGCCGGAGGACGGCGCGAAGATTTCCTACATCTATCTGGAGCAGGAGCAGATCGAGCTCTCCGCCTGCATCATCGGCGCGAATCCGGAAGCCCTGGCGAAAAGCTACGGAGCCGGATGCATCAAGGACGAGGATCTGGCATCGGTCGGATTCGCGGATGACGACATGCACTTTCTCACCATCGCCGGAGCGGCGCTGGACAAGCCGGAAACGGACGCGCTCACCCGCTCGCTGATCGCCCGCGAGATGGGCCGGATCACCGGCAAACAGATTTCAGGGAAGCAGAAGCACCACACCAGCACCTCGCCCGGCACGCCTGACGGCGGCGAGATTGCAGAGCGTCAGGCGGCGGAGCGGAAGGCATTCCTGCAAGCGTTGAGCAATATCTAATCGTAAACACACACACTATCATCATGAACACACTGCCAGAAGCTGAATTCCAATCCAAGGTGCTCGACACCATGGGCACCGTGAAAACCACCCAGGACGAAATGCTCTCGAAGTATGAGAACCTGGACAAGACCACGAAGTCCGCCTTCGAGGAACTCACCAACATCAAGAACAACTTCAGCGGTCTCGACGGCGAGATCAAGGCGCTG